CGATCGTCTGACCCTCGAGTGTTTGATGTTGACAACCACCACCCAAATATATCGCGCGGCTACAGCAATCCATCCGATGGTTATGATTATGCAATCAAAGATGGTGAAGTGGTCGCCGGAGGACTGGAACGACCCGACGAACATCATGTACAGAAACATTCTCACTGGGCTCAGATCGTCGAAGCTGAGAGCGAGGATGAATTTTGGGCACTTGTTAGAAGCCTGGATCCTCGAGCGCTTTGCATCAGTTTTACATCTCTGCGAGCCTACGCCCAGCACCGTTATGCTGTTGCGAGAACTCCGTACCGGTCCCCAGATGGAGTTCGATTCGATACGTCACAATATCCGGAGCTGGGAAAATGGTACGAAGACAACATTGCAGTCAAGCCTGACCACCGGTGAGTAACGGTCGACCCCCGTAAAGGGGGGATCTCCCTCCGTCATCATCTGAAATCGTACCGGGGCCTTCGGCTTTACGTTTTGCCGCTCCCGCGTTCGGGACGCCTTCGGCGTGGCCCTGCTCCGCTAATGAAGTGTTTGGGGTATGCTAATCCCAATGAATACTAGTCCGAAATCGCTCATCTTATGGGGAGATACTCGCTTGGGAAAGACTCTATGGGCTCGATCTCTCGGCGAGCACGCCTATTTCGGCGGTCTCTACTCAATGGATGAACCAATTGATGGGGTTCAGTACGCCGTCTTTGACGATATCATGGGAGGACTTGATTTCTTCCCAGGATACAAGCAGTGGCTCGGAGGACAACGATGTTTTTACGTGACGGACAAATACAAGGGCAAAGTTTATATTGAGTGGGGTAGGCCAACCATATGGGTTGCCAACTCTGACCCACGGGATGCCCTTAAGGCGGATGTCTATTGGTTACAGGGTAACTGTGTGATCGTTAAGATCGACACACCTATTTTTCATGCCAGTACAGAGTAGTCTCAGAAGAAATTGCAAGTTCGTCAGCGGCGCCTGCGCCAAGCAATGGACGAAACATATCCACAATCCAATAATCTCCCATTCCTGCTTTGCTGCTAGTTGAAATGTACGAAGAGTCCATCTCATTGGCAAACTCGTCGTCATCGAACACCAGGTTGCGATTCATACGGTGCCAGCACTTGAAAGTGCGAATAGTTCCCGCGTCGTTTCCGGATCGGATCTGCCGTGTTTTGTCATACTTGACGGTGATACGGGTCGTATCAAGTTTAGCGTCAATGACACTGCCCCAATCGATTCCGCTTTGACCTCGGAATAACTTCGGTCCAAACAGGGCGGCAGCGGCGGGTAGCACATTAAACCAAGGGCGCACCATTCCAAAGTTGTTGCCTGTTCCGGGCCCACTCGAAATGTCGGCGAAATAGGGGGACCCCTGCGCGGTCGGCTCCATGTCGTCGGTGAAAAAGTCTGTTCCTTTGAATGTGAAGGCGATGCGTCGCCAAGTCCACGGTATCGAGGAGGCGGTTTCAATTTTAATTGTCTCGGCTAATCCTCTCATGTAACAGGTCGTGGCTGTACGGGTCGTTTGATTGCCAATAAATGACGGGACGCCGTCAATTGGTCGAATCATGCTTCTTGCGGTTGCCAAGAACGGAAAGAAGTACGTCGGCTGATCTCCGGGCAAGACCATCCTTGAGTTTGGCTGTAGGACTAGCCAGTTTGTGTCCCCGATCGTCGATGATGCCTGGATCATCGTATCCCTCTTCTTGCGAGACGTGATGTTGAGTACCCTCTTGCGAGGCATACTCCTCGTAGTGGTGCGGCGCGTTCTCCGATAACTGCCTCGTTTCACGACGGAGCTTCGGCGGGTTGAAGTTTTCCTGCGATAGGCGCGCCTTCTTGGGGCGAACCTTCTTCGGTAGGCCATCGTCGGGGTTGCGTGGTACGTAATTGGCTGACGTACAGAAGGAACAAAAGTAATGGGGCGGATCGCACCATGAGTAACAACCGGAACAAGACATGGGGGGTGTGCGCTATTTATATGATTGGTCGGAAAATCGCGCAAAGCTGAGGGAGGGCATGAGAAAAAGGGGGGGTCGAGGGTCTATAAGTACCCTCTGGTCCATGGTCCATGGTCCTATGGAATAACATTATTAAACCATAGGACCACCGATTCATGCCTTTTCGTTTTCAGGCAAAATATGGACTTCTCACTTACGCCCAATGCGGAGACCTCGACCCTTGGCGCGTGGTTGAACATCTTGGCGGACTGGGAGCAGAATGCATCGTGGCTCGGGAACTGCACCGCGATGGAGGCCACCATCTCCATGCTTTCTTCATGTTTGGGGACAAGTTTCGATCGTCTGACCCTCGAGTGTTTGATGTTGACAACCACCACCCAAATATATCGCGCGGCTACAGCAATCCATCCGATGGTTATGATTATGCAATCAAAGATGGTGAAGTGGTCGCCGGAG